CAAGCGAGACAATAGCCCTTGCTAGACTGACAAAATTAATGTAAGTACCCGGCAAAACTTTATTCTGAAATAACCATGTACCTCCTCCGTATGCCATCTATTCCACCTCTCTCTTTAAAAATTCTTTTATTAAGTTATCCACTTCGTCAAAAGTGTATTCCTTGTCTTCTTCAAGCATTACTCCAATGATATCCTTCTGCATTTCGTATTTTTTCGAACTGTACAGCTGTTCCTTTGTAAAGCTTGTATTTGTTTCATTTTTCTTAGCCATTCTTTTTAATGCCTCCTTCTATCGAAAGACTTTCCATCTTATCATTTTCCTTTTTCTCACGGATAAAATAACTGAACTGTATAAAGCTGTGCATGTTCCCGTCCTGTATCTCAGTTTTTCTCTCAGTGCCTCTCATGACATCTCCATTTTCGAGCGTTATCAGATTAGTGATACTGTTAAGTTTCTCAATTACTTCATATATCTCCTTTGAATTTTTTCTGTTTTCATCGGCTATATAATCAATCCCGAACACTGTCACCGCTTTATACCTTAAGTCAACAATCTGAGTTTTATCAGTACTTATGACATGCACGAAAAAACAGGGTTCCTCAAAGTTCTGAGGTATTTGGTTGATATAAACCTTTATCCCGAATGTTTCCTTCAGCTTTCCGGTCAGTGCATTCAATATGTCGTTTATCATCCTCCGAGCACCTCCTTTATCCATGCTTCAAGTTTCTTTTCAATTATTTTCGGTAATTCCTTTTCCAGTTCTAGTTCTGCTTTCGTTAGAAAAAACTGTCCTGTAACCCATGATTTTTTCAATGATTTTCCTATTGCCGGAACATATCTTCCTGGAGTCTGTCTGTGTCCGAACTCAACATATGATGCGTATTCAACGCTGTTTGTTATTGTCACCGTATATCCTCCGCCCGTATTAACCGCTTTCGCTCCTATACTTGCGTCCCAGCCACGTCTTAACGCTCCTTTGTCAACAGGCGTTCTCTTAATTGCTTTAGCAAGTAGTCTCGCACCCAGTTCGTTTGTTATGTTCTCAAGTAGTAGTGCCGTATTTGCCTGACTTAATGTTTCAGCGGCTTTTCTTATTTCCGAAAAATCTACTTTAACTTTACTTGTTCCCATTTAAGCACTTCCTTTATATGCTTCAAGCACTATTTCCTGGTGATTCGTGTAAACGGCCGATATTCCAGAATGTTTGTATTTCCTTGTAACTCCGTTCTGAGTGACTTCAATAACACTGCCTGGGGGAACATAAACTTCGGGAGCGATAAACAGTTTTACAACCTGAGAACTTACAGCAAAGGACTCCGTCTGATTGGTCTGACTGATATTCTTAAAACTTAACCGGCACGGTAAATTCTCAAACAAAGTCACTTCTGCATGGCTTGTCGCTCCGTACGTGTCTTCAACATCTTTAAATCCAAATATATTGCAAACTCCAGTCCATAGTGACTGTATAGCCTTTTTTGCCTTTTCCAGTTCCTTTACCATACTATCCTCCTATATCTCAAGAGTTCTTCCTCTCCTCTTGTCATCAGATACATCGTGAAAACCTCAAATTTGTCGCCCTCGCTCTTCGTATCTTCAAAGACTACCTTGGTATCACCTTCGCTTATTTCTTTCGCCACACGGTCAAAATCTAAGCCATTCAATTCAAGTTGATTCAGTGATTTCTTAAAATACAAAAACTCGCCTGTACTTCTGTCTATCCAGATGTGTTTTAAGCCTTCAGGAACTTTATTCTGATTAGTCTTGTTTTTAATATAAGACTTAACCTTTTCGATACTCTGTTCCAATAAAAATAAGTCGGTATCTACGACTTCGTAGCCTACCGACTTTAATGTTTTTATCACGTCTTCCTTAATGTTTTCCACATAATCCATAAGATTTTTCCTCCTGAAACTATCCTCTTGAAATTATTCTTGCAATAGGGATAGCTTTATGGTCAATGTATTTTTTTGTACCTGTTGCATTGTCATTTACCAGCTCCCAGTTTGCTCCCATCTCAAGTTCAGCATCAGTTGGGGATAACGTTGCCATGCTTGATTTAGTAAATGAGATTCCGTAAGGTGCATAACACACTCTTTCTCTTGAATATAATGTGTCCTGTCCGCCATTGACTTTCGGATCTCTGTGCATTTCATGAGGTACTTTTGCTCCTGCATCAGTAAATTCAAATGCTCCTGCTCCTAATACGTAAGTCGTATATTTAGTATATGCAGGATTACTTCCTGATTTTGCAACTTCTTCAGTTGGCATTGAATCATCAATTAATACGGTTCTTCCGTTTAATGTTGCAAGTGTCAGGTCTCTCTGTATTCCGTTCGCATCGGTGTATTTCAGATACTCAAGTAACTGAAGGTTTTCAAGGTTTGTTGCAACTTGCGAATGCATTATCGCAATTGAAAATTTCGCCTTGTTCTGACCTACAGCCTTCTGTAATGCATTATTCAAAGTTGTAGGGCTGAATACCTGTTTAGCTGCATCCGTTTCTTTTGACACGTCATAAGTATGCTCATTTACAAACTTTTCATTATCTGTACCTGTCATTGAGAATACCCCTTTAAGTATAGATAATAATATCCCCTGGTTCAGGTCGTCCCAGTAGTCCGATACCTGTTTACCTACCTGATCCATGAAATTTACTCCGCCTGTGATGTCATGCGAGAAATCCCTCTCTATCCATCCGTTGGCTCTTCCTATTACTACTCTTGAATGTGAGAATGTGTCCATTGCTGTTGCATTTATATCTGTCTTCCCGTCGTAGTTTACGGCAGTTCCGCCTATTCTTCCAAACAGAGGTACTGTTATGTAGCTTCCTCCTGTCTGTTCTTCCATCATTGCTTTATACTGAGGGGCGTTATTAATAGCTCCCGATTTCAGTAGTTCATTCCTTTTAAGTTTGGGAATTGTCTCATAATACTTCCCAAATAATTCAGGATTAAACTGTTTTGAATCAAAAATTGCTGCTGGCATAAATTATTCCTCCTTTAATTTTTTTTTATTATTGTCCCAGTCTTGCCATCATCTGAGAATATGTTTCGGGTGCACCTGATCCAGGATTTGTTTCTCCTGTTGATGCCCCTGGCTCTACACCACTAAAACTTGGTTTGGCAGGTTCCTTGATTTCTTCGAAAAGGAATTTTGAATCTTCTGCCTCTTTCAGTGCTTCTATCTGTTCATTCAGTCCGGATAAATTATCATTTTCAAACTTTATCTTTTCCATGTCCAATAAAGCCCTTACAGCTTTTGAATTTTTAGCTTTAGCATTCCCGAGTGCATTATCAATGGCATTATCTAATTTTATTTTAGATATGTTTGCCTCATACTGCTCCTTCGATGCCTTGTTTTCATCCTGAAGCTGCTTAATAGTGTTTTTAAGAGTTTCAACATCTCCTGTACTGTTCTTAAGTGTTTCAAGCTGCTTATCTCTTTCAGATATCTGCTTTTTCAGTTCGTTCTTGTCATCAATAAGCTCTTTAAATCTTGAGTAAGGTACAAACTCTTTCAGCTGTTCTGAATTTGCATTCAGTACTTTTTCTGTCTGTTCCTCAGTTAGTCCCAATGCAATCAAATCTTCCTTTTTCATGTTTCCCTCCATTTTTACGTCTGTCGACGAATTATTTTTAATTTGTTCTTTTACGCCTGCAAATTCTAAAAAGGCGAAATAAAAAAAGCAGTCATTAAACCGCTCTTGAATTATTATTCTATTGTTGTTTCCATCCTGATATTTCAAACATCATATCATTGTAATCTTTATGTTTGTCGTACAGCTTAGCCAGCCTGTTTTCTCCAATTCCCCTCAATTCTTCAATAATTTTTTTATCGGCATCTCCATCTTTATATTCATCAGTGTAGTTCTCAATAAATATAGTTTTTACTTTTTTTATATTTTCCTTAAATTCGCAATGCTCCGGTTCCAGTTCTATCATTATCATTTTTATTCAACTCCTTTAAGCCTCATGCTAGCCATTAGTATATTTTCGATGTAGATTTTTTCTTGTTCTCGGCTTGGTATTTTTCCTTTTTTTACCCATTCACGGGCTATTTTTTTTATTTCTTCTTTTTTATCCCCCCATACAGGTGTGTTTTCTATCATTTTGTCTGCTATATCATCCAGATTATTTTCGATATAACTAAAATATTTTCTTGCATATTCCAGCTTATCGAAATGTAAATTATCCAAAGTATTATATATTTTCGTCCACTCTGCCGTTTTCTTATTTCCAAATCTGTAATCAAACATTATTTCTCCGAAATCCTCGATTGTCTTACAGTCTTTAAATTCTTTGAGCATTTTAAGTTTTGGTAGTGTTTCAGTCAGATACCCTGAATAAGCTGGCATAAGATTATCTGCTATCCCCAACTCTTTAATTAAGTAGTGTGCTGTTGATTCTGTGAACGTTTCTTCTATCATTAAAAATTCATACTTTCCTAAAGTCATGAAATCTGTTTTCAATCCATTCATTTTAGCGTGATAAATCTCATGTACCATAGTTTTTATCTGATATCTGATGTCCCTGTCATCGTCCAGCTGTAAATTGTACGACGAAATCTCCATAATATCATTTTTAATTTTAATCCCACAAAAACCACGAGATTGCATTTTTCCTACATTAACGGGTACATTATTCAGTCCATTAGCTTTCAACAGCTCTTCAGCTATCTCTTTTCTTGCATCCGAATTTTCAGTTTTTACTGTTTCTAAAATCTTATCAATTATCCCTAATTCCATTGTACTCATTTTCACATCATTTTGCAATACTTTTTTAGAACCATTATCCATATATTTTTCTTTCCACTCGCTATATTTCATGTCTGCTGGAACATACTCAGTTTCTCCTGTTACCTCATTCCTTGCAGCTCTTTCGCCTTCCATGTCTTCGAAGTACGGAGCCGTAGTAGTTCGGCACCTAACGTGAAATGGATTAGCTGTGACTCCGACTTCATAATCCTTTAAATCAAATACTTTTCCGTCCATGTCCTGACATATATCTGATGTCCTGTTGTCAAGCGTGGCCACTATCTCATACTTTTCTACTCCTAAATCCTGATAACTCTTAAGCCTTGCCTTGCTTGAATATGCGGCACTTTCTGTATATACCAGTCTTGATGCATTTGCTTTCGACACTTTCATTTTCTCAGCAATTTTATCCGCCAGTTTCTCTAAACTGTCGCCTCTGATAAATGCCTGCGTCATTTCTGTATGTAGAGTGTTTATAAGTTTGTCCTTATCTTCCCATATCCTGTCGCTAAAGTTTTTGCCGTCAGGAGCCCATGGCTTTTTAATAACCGTATTTACTAACTTGTCATTCAGACTGTATATATTTGTTCCTACCCCTGTTCCTTTTGCTATCTGGAATGCTGTTCTGTTGTACTGGTCTTTATAAAGATTTTTAAGATAACTTTCAAATCCGCTTTCACGACCATTATAAAGCTTTTCTATTTCCCCTCTTACTTGCAACTTCATAGCCTCAAGCCGTTCTATGTGTACCCTTGCACTCGCATTTTCAAGCTCCTTACTCCAGTTCTTATCAATCCCGTTCTCTTTTCCGTACTTGATGTATTCATCAAGTGTCCACTTAAATTCTTTGAGTTCCTTGTCATTCAGCATCTTCTTAGCTTCCGCAAGTGATACATCATTATTTTTAGCTATTCTGTTGTACCATACTTCGATATCCTTGTTCAGTCTCGATATAGCCCTCTCATATTCCAGCTGCTGTCTCCGGAATTCGTCTCCTGCTATTTTATTAAGCCTTTCCTCTTCCTCGATAAATCTGTCCTGCCAATAATTATTTTTACTCATCTATATCATCAGAGTGGTTATGCTCTCCGAATCCTCCGTAGTCTTCCATTTTCTCCTGTTTTTCTTCTTTGATTTTTTTCATTTCCTCTTCCACGTTTACTGACCATGGGTGCTGTCCGATTATAGTTTCCTGTGATAATATTCCAACTGACTTCTGACAGTCTTCAATTGCCTGACTTTCATTCACTAAAATATCTCTATTGAAAATTATATCCAGTTTCTCGTCTTCGGATATACCTAATCCCGTGTTTCTTAAATGGTTATTTACAAACCATATAAGATTTTCAAACGATGCCTTAAATTCCACTTCCATTGAATTTGCATCAAGATCTATGTCTGAATACATCGAACGGATATTCAACTGGTTCGGATTAGCCCCAAGTGTTTCAGTCTTTGCGTCAAATCCTCTTCCATTTTCAATGATGGCCTTCTTAAATATATCAACCAGAACTTTATAATTTTCATTGTTTACTTCGATTTTTAGTGAATCAACTCCACCTTCTCCCGTTTCGTCTGAACGTATCGGAATTACACCATGAACCCTTAAATTGTGTCTGAACTCACTCCAGTCTGTCCCGTCATAGTTCTTCACAATCAGAATTGTATTTCTAGGATCCTCTTCCACCCTGTCCTGCATCACTGATATGAGTTCATTCAGTGCATCCTGTAAGGATTTCACTCTGACAAGCAGAGGCATTTCTGTCTCATCATATCTGAACGGTATTACAGGCAGTTTTAACCAGTTGTATCCCTGCACATCTCCGTTATTATCTTCAAGTTTCAGATACGATTCAGGTTCCCTGTCGACCATAAGTGAATTATTCCAGTTATAATATTCGACTCCTGTTTCCCTATATACCTCAACTTTTGTTGACGTCTGAAATCCTCCATCCTTGAATTCTTTAACTGTATAAAGCCTTACTACATAGTCAAGCTCTTCATGTTCTTCGTCCTTCCATACGGGTATCACATTCCGACCGTCAAATCTTTTAAATTTAAGTTTCCCGTCATTTCCAATATATACGTATAGCCAACCTATGCCATATTTATATACATCTTTTCCTACCATTCTGAGAAGTTTCAGAAATCTGTCATTGATTATACCCTTCAGTGACTCTGTATATTCATCATTGTCAGACTGAAATGTGGGAGTTTTTGAAAGTAGGTAATTTGTCTTCTGATCAACAAGTTTTGAATACTGGTTATCAATAAGTTTGGCAACCTTGACATTCTTAAGCGGTTCCAGTTCTCCATTTTCATTTATCATATCCCTATGCCTGTTCAGTACATCATGCTGGCCAATGTAATATCTATGGCTGTCTTCCATCTGTTTCTTTTTCTTTGACATAAAGAAGTCGTTTATTAATCTTTCAAGTTCATTTCCCATCTTTTTATTTCTCCTAAACAGTTTTTTTATAAAATTAAACATTTCCAATCTCCTTAGAGTGTGTATTTACCTTTCACATTTGTTCTTTCTGCCACTCCTGTGGTTGCATCAGGGGCATCATCGTACTTATTTTTTCCTTCCTTCTGATATTTATTCATTGCAGAGTAATATTCAGGCCATCTGTCCCTCCAGTTTTTAGGAAAATATATGTGATCCATTACCCAGGTACTGTTCGATATAATTCTTGCTGTCTTATTTTTTGACTGATGGAACCATGTAACCCTGCACGAGTTCGTGTGGTGCTCAAATTTTAAAATTCTTTCAACATTACGGGCAAACCCCCGTCCGCCATTATTACTCTCAATCACAGCTAAATTTACTTC